CGTGGCGGCAACTTAATGTGATGCGTAATGGGCGGGGACCAGCGCATCGGCCCCCACACATTCTCAGGAAATATCTCTTGCCACGTCTTAATCGTGGTCGTGCGTAGTTCCGGGTAGCTGTTTCGGATAACTGCAAACCGAGTATATCTGATCCCATCTATCGGCGACGGGGTCTGCTTCACCGCCCTCAACATCACCTCGGAAAGCGAACCAAATGTCTTGCCAGAGCCGACCGGCCCCATCAAGCCACGCACAAAACTGTCGTCGTTCAAAAATTTCCATACCGTCGGGCTTTCGGAAAAATCCAAGTTAAGACCGGCAAGCGCCTCAGTCGTTGGTTCTTTCCTACGCCTTGGTGATCTGTCGGTTGCTCTCGCTGATCGCGCCATTATGAAGCCTCTGGGTCAAAAACGATAGTCATTTCTGATGTCACGTCATCACTCTCTAATTCAAGCATTGGGCCGCCACATTCAGTGCAGACAATAGCTTGGCCGCTATCATACACCCGGGCCCGCGTCAATTGGCCGCAAAAGCCGCACACAATATTTTCCTTAAAAAATCTAACGCTGAAATATTCCTTCATATCGATCACGTCAGCCATCGTCACCCTCGACGTCGACAATGCTAGTCTTTGGCCCGGTAATGTTAATCCCAATCATGCTGGGCCGCATATTATCGCTGTTAGGCTCCAATAGCCCGCGGTGCTTTGCCAAAAGCCTCAGAGCCGATAACTTATCGTGCATCTCAACCTCAATCGTGTTCCCAAACTGATTGGGCGTCACCTTCACCTTTTTCACCGCCCGCTTGGCGCGGCCCGTCAACTGATCGCTTGGCGTCAGGGTGACGCGGCCCATATCATCCCACTGGATAACGTCAGTCGCCTCACCGGCAGCTATGGCCTCTAACTCCTGAACAACCGCCTCGCGGCGCAGGCCATCGTCAGACGCAAGGTCTGATCGCTGTCGCCTAATCGTTGGCGATTTCTTTTCTGACATGCAGACACTCCGATCCTGTTGCAGCATAGCCAGCCAAGTCAACCCAGCTATCCTGATGATCCGGCGTCGTCGCCAAACGCGCCAGCTTGACGCCAGCCATCATCATAGCCACATGTTCCGGCTGAAACTCAACGCCGACCAGCGCCGTCCAAATGACAGCGATGCGCTCGTGATTATCCCATATGCTGCCATACTGTTCGCCACGGTCGGCCACCGTTTCCTTGGCAGCCTCAAGTAATTCAACGCGGTTCATTCATTTTCCCCTTTGACATCGATGATCTTCATCTTGCACCCGGTGCATTCGTATTCGGTCCTATGTTTATCATCGCGCTTCCGCACGATCAAGCAACGGCACCGAGGACACTGGCTGTTATTTATCCTGCGCTCAAACGTGCCGTCACCTTTTTCAATCATCTTTCAATTCTCCTGTCCCCCCACAACGATAGCACAACGTCCATTCTACGCAACCGTAGCCGTCGGGCTGTCGTATCCAGCCGTCGTCGCAGTCGGTGCAGGGAATTGTGCGAAAATTTTGTGAGACACCCCCATACGATACAGGCGAGGGGCGGGGGGCAAGGGGTCGGTTTTGCTGTGGGCCGGTGACCGGCGGCTGGCTGTACACCGACAAACCAACGATTGATTGCTTGTACATCATGACATCACCTGTGCCACGTCGTACAGCGATGGCACACCGGCCCGCCGCTCAAGCGCAGCGTCACACACGTTTAGCGTTGCTGCCCGCACATCGGCTGCACTGTGGCCAGCGTCGGCCAGCTTGCGGGCATGTGCTATCTCGTTATCGTACAGCCGCACCTGACCAGTCGCCTGCTGCACGGCTTTGATGTAGGCGTGGGTGATGGCCTCGGCGGCAGGGCTGTCGGGTGTGTGAGAATGTTGCTGTAAATCCCCCAGACCCCCTATCTCGTTTGCGTGTGCGTCATCCTGATCAGCCACAAGCTGCAATGGTTTTGCTGCGTGTATTTCTTCCCACGACGGCATCGCTTCATCGCCATCCCACAGCACCTGATAGCGGTTACTCTTCCACCCGCTTGCCGTCTCTTGATAATCTTTGGGCTGCAACTGGCGCACATACCGTTTGCGCTTCAGCACCTTCATCGCGTTATGTATCGTGATGCGTTCTTTGTAGCCTGTAACAGCGCACAGCGTATCCATACTGGGCCAGCACACGCCAACAGCGTTGGTATGTATGCACAGCGCACCCAACACGCGCAGTTCACGCTCTTTCAACTCGCGGTCGTTGATGGCTCTTGATGGCATCACAGACCATTTCCTAAAAAGGGATTTCATCGTTCAACTCCTTTGCCGTTGGCGACACGCTCTCTACCGTGGCACCGGGAAACGCATCTTTGACCTTGTTCACCATTTTAGACGCCGCATGCTCGGCTATCAGCAAGCCCACCTCATCAACGCTGTAGACGGCCACCTGTCGCCCCTCACGCGGCACGGCGGCAGCATCATAAGCATTCGGCACAATGGCCAACACACGACCATCAGGCAGCCTGCCTTCCACATGCTGGCCCGACAGCGGTTGCACACCAGCCGCAATGGCTGCCTTCTCTATCGCGTCAACGCCGCGCAATGTCACCTCAACCTGATGCTCAACGTCGTGCTGCTTCTCGATAGCCTCATTCAACAGACCAAGCTGCTTCTCGAACCTATCACGCAAGTCGCCGCCGACCAGCCACACCAGCCTATCAACACCCCACTTGCGTTCCAATGCACTGACCCTGTCATCATACCGATGCAGCGCATCTTGCATCCGACGCATCGCCATCTGACTAGGCGCATAAAACTGCTTGCTTGGCTTTGTCTGTTTTCCCTTCATCCTATTCCCCTATGTGACGCACCACACCGTGTGATTTGTGATCCCTATAGTGGGGATCACATCACACACATATGTGATGGCATGCGTGTGATACCGTGTGATTGCTGTGTGATTTACGCATTTCACATCACACATTTTCTTCTAAGTCCTTGTTTATCCATACTTTGCCTCCATCGATGAAAATCACACCCTTGTTTTGCAAAGCATCACGCGCATCTCGGCGCTTTCCAGCACCCGCATCGGGGCATTTTTGGGCGTGTAATTCATGCCAGCGGTCCACTGACATTTCTGACAGGCCGCCATCAATGAGGCCGTTTTGAAGCGCCTGCAATGCCAGTTGTTGGCTGCTTGTCAGCTTCTTGCCGCGCTTCTTTTCAACCGCATCAATGGGCAGCATGACGGCACTTGTATCTTCAATCAGAGCCACAGGCGTCAATTCATATTGCTGGTCGGGCGTTGGCTCTGCATCTTTCTGCTTTTCCATCTTGAGCGACACCAACCCATCAACGCCGGACAAGGCCATCACAGTGTCGCTTAAACCCATCAGAGAACTGCTGCCCCTCATTCCCCTTGCGGCGTCCTTGCCGGAGTGATGCACAGCCAAAACGGCACATCCAGCGTGGCGCTGTATCTCTCCACAAGCCTCGCCAAGCTGGCCCATAGCCGTGGCGTCATTTTCATCAGAGCCGGTAGCAGCGAGAGCGCGGGCCACTGTGTCGACCACCACAAGGCTGAAATCCTCGTCAAAGTAGTCAATAGTTCGCTTCAGCTTGTCTACATCAAGCGGATCGAGCAGCTTGACAGCCATTGGCACAACCCTGAACGGGGCCGAGCCGTGTGTGTCATAGTGTGTCTGCCAAGCCTTGATGCGCTTGCCAAGGCCGCCAACGCCCTCTGCCGCGATGTACAGCACAGAGCCTTGCTTGACCTCTTTGCCGTGCCACGGCCTGCCATAAGCAACACACAAGCCAAAGTCTATTGACATAAATGACTTGCCTATTCCCGGCGCACCATACAGCACACTGAAACCGTGTTGCGTCATCAGGCCGTCAATAAGCCACTGCACGGGCGGCATGTTGCGTAAATAATCGATGTCATATGTCTCAAACACGTCCGGCTTCGGCTCTGGCGCAGTCTCGATGACCGGCGCTTGCTTTGCTAGCTTCAACAACGTCGCCTTGTCGCCGCCCGCTTGCAGCCAGTCAACCACGTCGCCCTTGTTTGGCAGGTCAGGCAAGTCAAGGCGCTTGATCTTGCCCACCGTGCCGTGAAGCACGGCAATAACTGTGTCTGCGTGTGCCTGACCAGCCTCGTCATTGTCCGGCAACACGATGACGTTGCGCCCGGCAAAGTGTCGCGCTAGTTCAGGCTTCCAGTTCTTTGATCCGCCACTGTTGGTCGTGGCGACTAGGCCAAGGT